GTGGGTAGTGTGCCTAAGGTTTTCAGTTACCTGCGATTTTCAGATCCTCGGCAGTCGAGCGGTAGCAGTGCCGATCGGCAGTTGCAATACGCTCAGAAATGGGCAGTTGAAAAAGGCTTAGCCCTAGACGATTCTCTCTCTATGCGCGACGAGGGTCTGTCGGCATATCACCAACGGCACGTAACCCAAGGAGCTTTGGGTGTCTTCCTTCGAGCTATAGAGGACGGCCGTATCGCTTCAGGCTCAGTCTTGGTCGTAGAAGGGTTGGACCGCCTAAGCCGTGCTGAACCTATCCAGGCGCAAGCTCAGCTCGCTCAGATTATCAATGCCGGCATTACGGTCGTAACCGCCAGTGATGGAAGGGAGTACAACCGGGCCAGTTTGAAGGCTCAGCCAATGGACCTGGTCTATTCGCTCTTGGTCATGATCCGTGCCCATGAGGAATCAGACACGAAGAGTAAGCGAGTAAAAGCTTCGATCCGCAGATTGTGTGAAGCGTGGCAGGCCGGCACCTATCGAGGCCAGATCCGAAACGGCAAAGACCCACTATGGCTTAGATGGACGGGCACTGGTTGGGAATTAATCCCGGAGCGGGTTAATACCGTGCGCCGTGCCCTGGAGCTGTACTTGCAGGGAATGGGTGCTGCTCGAGCGGTCCGCATTCTGCACGATGAGGGGTTGAGCTACAGCGATGTAGGGATCACAGCTCTGCAGATCTACCGGCTGATCAAGCTCCAGGCCCTGCGAGGCGCCAAAAGCTTAAGCGTCAATGGTGAGGAATACATCCTGGAGGACTATTACCCCCGCCTGTTGTCGGAAACCGAATGGGCCGAACTGCAACACATGGGTGGGCAACGTTTACGCCGACGCATGAAGGGAGAAATCCCAGGGATTATCACTGGCATCGGTCTTACCTATTGCGGGTACTGCGGTACCGCCGTTGTTGGGCAGAACTATATGAGCCGTGCTCGGGCAGACGGAACTCTTGCCGATGGCCATCGGCGTTTGCATTGCGTTTCATATAGCCGGAATGAGGGCTGTGGATCCGGTGGTTCATGTAGCGTCGTACCGATTGAGAAGGCTCTTCTCAACTTTTGCTCTGATCAGCTCAACCTGCAGCGTTTAATGCAGGTTAGGGACGACGGGCAAGGTCTCCGCAAACAACTGGCAGCCGCTAGGGCGGCCGTGCAGAAAATCACGGAGCAGCTGGGTAGGGTGACCGATGCACTGCTCGCTGATGATGACGGCCCGGCCCCCATCTCTTTTGTACGCAAAGCTCGCGAGCTTGAAGCAGAACTGATCGACGCTGAAAAGAAAGTGGTGGCCGTCGAGCACCAGCTAGCTACAGCGGCCGGATCTGGCAAGCCAGCACAGGCGGAGCAGTGGGCCGAACTGGCCGCCCTGGTCGCGGCAGGTGATTACGGCGCCCGGGAAAAGGTGCGCCAGCTGGTTATGGATACCTTTGAGCGCATTGTTGTGTATATGCGCGGGATGGGGGACGAGGACCGTAAACACAAATTCATCGACGTGCAGTTGCTTTCTCGCACTGGGCAGCACCGGCTCATGCAGATCAACCGTAAATCTGGCGAGTGGGTGGCCAGTGAAGACTGGTGATGATGGCTTGCGGCCATAAGCAATGTGAATATACTGTACGTTCATACAGTGATGGCAAGGAGCCCTCATGCTGCACGTCCCACCCGTCGGTATTACTCACCAGGTGTTCACTTCGTATCAAGAGCTGATGCGCCGCATTCACAGGCAGATCAACAGCTCAGCCGCTCAGCTCAGGCGACAGACCGTTATAGTGCGCCAGTCGGACGAAAGCGAGGATGATTGGGAAGCTTTCTTGGATCAGTTGGACATCGACGAAAGTGTGAGGGTAACCCGTCTTGAAGGTGGATTAGCTAGGCTCACCTGGACAAACCAGCACCCGTCTAACATCTAAGAATATTGACTAGGGGTTAATTTCGATACCTGCGGTATTGAATAAATACGTTACCTGCGGTTAATCTACGTGTACCAGCTCAGCGCAACGCGCTGCAGTGACAATCGTGGAGGTTAACAATGCAGGTTTTCACCCTCTCTTCAGAAGCCCGGCAGACGTTAGCCGGGCAGATCGCCAGAAATGGTCACTTTTCCCATCACCTTGGCACCGACCATACCGAGGGCCAAGGCCCAAAGCATTGGCTAATCGTAAACCTCGACATCGAGCAATGCGGTGCCGACGTTTCAGTGCGTGTTCAGATGCGGGGAACTATTAACTCGCTGACCATCCCTCAGAGCACGCACGCTGCTTCTCGTATTGCCTCGTTCCTTGAAGAATTAGCGAACGGAGACGCACCGGAGGCCCCCCATTGCCTTAGGAATACGATGGAGTCGATTCTCTGGAACGCGATCTGCCAGCGGCAGGGTGTCTATTCCCTATCGGCGTCCGGTGTCGACGATTTGGGGATTTCGCTTTCTCCGGCCACTCGTCCAGGACGGGTGATTTTTCGATTTGAAATGAGCGGCATGGGTTTGACGCTGCCACTCCTCTTACCAAATGATCAAGAGCAGGCGCTTGAGTTGCTTTCCGGTTGTGTGCAGGAACTCGTCGCCAATTATCGCGGTGCCGTTTAAGGGATGTTTATGAACACCTCTCAGTACCTCGTAATTCTAGGCGGAATGGCAGCATGTCAGATCATCGCCATGGCGTTGCCCTACTGGATGGGACTACAGGCTGGACGCACATCGCTGGCTCTACTGCAGGGCGAGATCGAGCAGTTGCGACAGCAACTGTCGGTGAGGAACGAAGTCGTTGCGGTCTTTGACGTTGAGGGCACCTACTCCGAGGGCGACGCCGCCCTGATTAAGCAAAATTCTCAAGGAGTGAGCTATGTCTAAGGACATCATTAACCAGCGTTCGCGTTCGGTATTGCTTGTCATTGCCTTATCGCTATCCAGCGTTACTGCGTTATCGGTTGGCATGACTATGTCAGCTTTGATCAGCGACCCGTTATTGGCGGTTGTTTTTGCAGCTGCTGCTGTGCTCCTGGATTTATATAAGTATCTGGCCTGGCCAATAGCATTGGGCATGCTGGCCGGAGGCAAACGTGCCTACGCCGTAATGATGATCGTCTCGGCTCTGATCCTCGGCACAGTTTCTGCCTGGGCCACTTATGACAGATTGCTGACTTCGATCGTCTCGGGCCAGACGCGTCACCAGGCTATCAGTGAGCAGCGGGTTGTCGATTTGCAAGCTGTCAGGGTGGATGGGTTGCGCCAGTTAGAAGCGCTTGATAATGAAGCTCGCTCGATCGGCGAACAGGCGCGGCAATTGCGCGATCGTGGCATCGTAAGCAAAGCTCAGGAACTGGAAGCAACCGCACTGTCGCGCATTGCTGGCCAGCGCGAACAGGTGCTGCAAAGGCTCGATAAGGCTTCTGTCGAGCTGACAGAGCTCCGGTCAAGGCCTGTAACCTCAGCGGGATTATCAGAGTTGCTGGCGATATTGTTATGCGCTGGTTTCGCTGTCGCTCTTGAGGCGGTACCAGCCCTCATTGGATCCGCAATTCGGATGGGTGGGATGTCCGAACGCCCGTTGCTCACTGCCTCCTCTGCGGAAGCCAAAGTCCTGGCAACAGCAACAGCTGTTGTTGAGCCAATAACAGTCCAAGCGACGCCAGCACCAGGCGAGCAACAAGATCTGTTCGGATCACCTGATGGCGCGCTTATGCAGACCTTACTTGGCATCACACGGGCAACAGCTCCAGGTACGCCAATATCTCTACGCGACTTCACAGCAGCTGCAAAGGTGGGTAATCGAAGAGCGATGAAGCTATTCCGGACAGCGCTCGATCTCGGCGAACTTAGAAAAACTACAGCTGGCTATGTTACGGCTTAAGGAGAAGCGACTATGACAATTACCATCACTATTTCAGAGCAAGATTCGCGGCTTCTTAACTCAAGCATTGTTGGCTACAGAAGCGCAAACGCTGACATGGACAACGCGATTGAGTCCGAAAATTGGTGCGCAATTAACACGGCCCAAGACAATCGCTCGCTACACGCCAATACCATTGCGTTGATCATAAATAAACATACAGATGCGGTCGCAGAACAAGGGGCAAGGGCATGATTGGTATTCCGAAGACGGGGACACTCGAAAACGGTCGCATCGCTGCCAATGTGACCAGCGGCTATAAGATCACGACTGCTGACGGCCGGCCTGCACGACTGGCGATCATCGACGACGAAGGTAATGTCGTTGACTCTGGGGACGCGGTGGCCCGAGAAACGTGGAATGTATGTATCGCTGTGATCAAGAATTTTAAGATAGGGCAGGGGCATATCGTGGTTCATAGTGCGCCACCAGGGTTGGTGACGCATGATAAGTCGAAATAGCTTGCCTAGCCCAAATCAAAAGATTTCTAAATGGTTGTCAGGTCAATCATATGGAACTGGCTCACGGCGGCGCTACATACCGGTAACTTTTGCATCAATTGCCCGGCCGATGATTTCCCAGCTTTCATCCAGCACCACAGGTTGGTAGCTGGGGTTCAGCGGTACCAAGTAGGCGACCCCTGTGTCTAACACATATTGTTTGAACGTGGTTTCTTCAGTTTCTGCGTTGTAAGCGACGTAGAACTTTCCGCTGACCAGGTCGAAACCTTCAGGCCGAATCAGAATCGGTGTCCCTTCCGGGAAGGTTGGGGTGGAGTGGGATGTCATTGACGTACCCTTGACCTCCAACCAGTAACCTTTAGGCCCCGCATTTTCAGTAGAGCTAAGCCATACATCTGCAATCCCAGTCGGGTAACTGGCAGATGATTGAACCCCACGCCCCGCATCAACCCAACTTATTAAAGGGTACTCCCTTGCCTCCCTATACGGCTGAGGCATGGTCCTTACGTTCGAGTTATCGGTAGTTGCTGAGAGATCTGCAATCACCGCAGCCAAACGCGGGCTGAATTTCTCGACTGGCTCGCCCAGGAGTTTCGCGAGCGCCGAAGCGAAATTCACGTTCAGTGCATTCACGCCGCTCAGGTAATGCGCCACAGCAGCGGGGCTGACTCCGAGTGCATCTGCAATTTTTCGCTTATTGAGTTTCAGCTCATTTTTTTTTGAGAGGTAAAGCTCGTTGGCAGCTTGGCACTCAGCGACGAGCACTGGATCGGGAGGATTTTTCTTGGTCATGGGACCGAATGATAAACCGGAGGTTAACTTTTTAGGCTTACCTGCGGGGTTGTCGTAACCCACGGTTACGATACCTGCGGTATCGTTTTGCTTGCAGTTAAGATTACTTGCGGTTAACATTTCTGAATCCAGTCAGAGACGACCTGTCATGAACCAAATCCAATTGCCCGATCTGGTCGCAAAGATCGGTCAGGCAACGGTTGCTGAGGCATTTGGCATTACCCCAGCAGCTGTCCATAAAGCTGTGCGATCCGGTCGGAATATCATCGTCACATTGCATGAGGACGGCAGTTATTCAGCGCAGGAATTGAGGCCATTCCCGCATCACAAGCCGAGCACTGACGTGCAGCCTAAGTGCGGTACGTTGGTATGAACACGTCTAATCCAAGACAGCCCACCATCTCTCGCGACCAGGTCCTAGTCGCTCACGCTGCCGAGATGATCGCTCGCACTGGTTTCAGCCAGGACGACTTCGCCCAGGCGCTCAGCAAGAACCTTCACCAGCAGATTCCGGAAAAGGCCGTGAGCAAGGACGTGCCAGATTTCGATCAACTGTCGGGCACCAACGATACCGCGGCATTTATCAAAGCCTCCGGCGCCTGGTTGCGCCGTGTTTGCCGCTGGCTCAGCGGGGAAGTGGATCTGCCGTGCTGGATCGAGGAAGCGTGGGTAGACGCGCTCAGTGATGACTTCCATGAACGCTGTGTCAACGAGTTGGCCAGCCGGCACGGACTCACCGGCGCCCGTGCGCTCCAGGGCGATGCCAACCCCGTAGGTGTGTTCGGCTCATTGGTGGCCCGACTGGGTAATACCGTTGCCCTGGGAAGCGAGATCCTGGCTGACGGTCGCATCGACATTGATGACCTGCAGCAGCTGCCCGAGTTCGTCGACCGCCTACGGTCGGTAGAGGCGCGCTGCAGTGAACTGCGATCGCGTGCCGAGGATGTGCTCGACCGAGCGGAAAGACCCGTTTTGCACCAGGTGAACTAGCGCAAGTGACTTCCCTGGATAAGGACATCCCGCCGCGAAATAATCGCAAGGCCGGCCCCGCAAAGGGTCGGCCTACTGCTGTCGACAAGAAAAAGCCACATGCCGGCTTATACGCGCCGATCCGCCCGGATCGGTACCGCGAGAAACGCTCCCTAAGCGCTGATCAGCGCAAGAATCCGCTGCTGCGCATGGCCTACCATCGCTTGAGCCAGATCGGCGAGTTGCGCGGTAAGTACTTGCGAGAGCTGGACACCATTCACGGAGGCCGGCGCACCAGGTCCGAAAAATTTGCGGCGCTGGCCAGGTCATCCGAACAAATGCTGCTACGCATGGATCTGGCCACGGGCGTGCTGGGCTGGCTCGACGTAGAACGTGGCCAGTACTTTTTGAACACGCAGTGCAACATCGCAGAGGACTGCGGCATGTCCCCCTCGTCGTTCAATCGACTCCTCCACAGCATGCAATTGGCTGACTACGTGTATCTGCGCACGGAGCGGGTCAGGCTGGAGGAAAAGGACGAGGCGGGACTCAATCTGGTGCGCACCCGTGTCCTGGTAAGGTTCACTGAGAAGTTCTTCGCGGACCTTGGCGTGCGGTGGCTTTGGCATCGAGCGAAGAAGGCTGCGATCAAGAAGCGTGAACGTGAACTGCGCCAGATCGGCGACATGCGCGTTGCGCGCCAGGAGCGGGCTTCGTTAGAAGAGTTGCGCCGGCAGGAGTCTCGAGCCAATTGGGAGCGTAGCCAACGGCGGGAGACAGCCCACAGCCAGTTACAAGCTGTCAATGTTCATGAAGGCAGGCACGGGCATCCAGAGCCGCCCAGAGAGCCTGACAGAGGCCCTATGACGCCCGACCAGCTCATGGCCAGCGTCCTGGCTAAAAACGGCAAGACACCCCCCTCGAAATAATCGCATCCCCTGCGAGGTCAGCTCATGGCTGGCCGTCAAGAAATCCATAATTCCCTGCATCTGTTCAGCTGTCGTACAGGCAAATCGCCACATGTGCGCCCATTATTCGACGTCTTCATGCGTCGACGCCGGCGGCGCGCCCGGGCATCCAGGAAGCATTTGAATTAAATGGAATTTTAAGTCCCACTCAGTAACCCCTTCGGGTAATAAAAGAGACTTTCGGTGTGTACTGACAGTCCTGTGTGTTGTGTACCAATGATGCCTTCGCCCAAGGGCTCAGCTCGCTTCGCTCAATTCTCCAGAGGATCGCGGGCTGCGCGCCCGCACCTGCGGCAGGGCGGCGCCCTGCACCCAATGCTGGCACTCCTGCACGCGGTGCTGGAGGTCCATCGGCCCCAAAAGCGGTAATCGGGCGCGCCGGGGCGTTGCGTTGCGTCGTCTGGGGGCGAGCGCGGGCGGGCGGGGTGTCACTGCTGAAATTTCTTGGGGCGAGGTTGTCGGACTACCGGCCGCTGCGCGGGTTCCGCCGCGCCATATCCGGTGTACGTCAGGTGGGGTAGTGCGGGCGGCTTGTATGCCTGCGGTGCAGGCATGACGGCGGGGTGCTTACGATAGAGTAGAGGGCAGAGACTGGCGGGTAGGGAGGGCGCTTTGGAAGGGTTGCGATGTTATGCGACGGCTTGTTTCCCCAACTGGTCGAACAGTTCGCGCTGTTGAGCCGGCGGCAGATCTCGCAGGCGATCGAACAGCAACACGTCCAGTTGCTGCGCCGATGGTCTGAGCGTGTGCGAGAACGTGAGGTTTGCGACCCAGGTATGGCCGCATTTTGCGTCCAGGCACTGGCAATATAGTTTCACGAACGCCTTGGTCAGTTCTTCCCGCGAACTGATTCTTCCTTTGCTTCCACATGTCGTGCAGTAGATCCGCATAGCTCCCTCCCAAGGCGTTTCGTTGTGGCATCATTTTGCCATGTTTAGTAGGTGAAAATCTTGCAGTTGTATGTTTATACAGTTGTTTCAACTTGTTTCGGCGGCTCTATCCAGTTGATATGCCTGTCAGGTCGTAGGGTGTCGTTAACCTGGTTGAACAGCTGGCATATCGGCCGGATCTCGTTGTTGGTGTACACCTGGTCAATCTTCACGATGTCGCCAAAGCCTGCGACGTTCTCCGGGATGATCCCGGCCAGGGCGGGGTTCATGCGCCAGGCTGCGATCACGTCGTTGCGAGTGATGTTCTTGACCTTCTCCAGCTCATCCTTGGCCTGGAAGTCACCGACCGGGATGATCTGAATCGCTTTCTCAGTGCCGCCCGGGATATTGACGAACATCGACCTGAAATTCCCGACGCCCTTTGCATCGGCGATCTGCGCCTGCAGGTGGTCTTCGTCCTCCTGGCTCATGTTCGGGTCGTTGGAATAGAAGATGTAACCAACGTGCGCGCCGTTGCTGTAGTAACGCCGGCGGAACAGCGTGGCGGCTTCGTTCAACAACAGTGCCTGCAGGCCGCCCAGGTAATCCGGCACGCCGTAGATCTCCTGCTCCACGTCGTAGTTGTAGATGTGCTCGATCTCGTCCTGGTCGAAGTCTTCGTACTTGCCGTCACGCAGCAGCATCCGGAAACCGCCGTCCAGTTTCACGCGCATGTTGATGGCGGGCAGGTGCTGCAGCTCGAGGACCTGGCCGAACGCATTGCGCTTGCGCAGCAGGTAGGTCTCGCCGAACACCACGTAGTCCAAGGCTGCCCGGCTCATGGTCTGCATCGAGAAGCCTGCAGACGGAATGAACTCACGCAGGATCAGGTTGCGCTTGAAAGGCGGGATTGCGCCGTGGTGCGCGTTCGCCTTAAGCAGCTTGGCTAACCCGGGGCGCGATACCGGCGGCGTGTAGATCTGCGCGTCGTGGCTGGCGAACACGCCCAGGTACTGGCCGATGTTCTCGGTTAGCACGGCCTCGGGTGCGCCGAACGTGAATGAACGCATTGGCCCCTTGGGCGCGTGCGCCGGCGTGGTTGCCTGCTTTTGGTGACGTTTGGGCATGGGTACCTGGTCCGCTGGTGACGTAGCGGCTGCGCCGCTGCTTGTTGATGTTCAAGGGTTCGTTGGCCAGGGCGTGCATGATTGCCCAGGCAACGTCCGCGTGGCCGGTGGCCTCGGTTCGCGACGCGCTGTAGGTGATCTGGCCGCTGCTGGTGGTGCCGCGCTTGATCGTCAGGAAGGCCTGGGCAATGTCGTTCCAGCCGGCGTCCCATTCCAGCCTGCGGCCGGTGATGGTGTCTTGGGCCTTGAGCACCAGGGCATTCTTGGCTTCCAGGCTGTAGTGGATCGCAGTCGCACGCGGGTAGAAGTCGCGCACCAGGTCGAACACCCCGTAACCGATGCCCGTGGTGTCGATGCCGATGTGCTGCACGTTGAAGCGCTCCACCAGCTTTTTGACCTGGGCGGCCTGGTGCGTGAACGACGTCCCTCGCCAGCTGTGCTTTTCCAGGATCCGGAACTTCGCCCCGGGTTCGAGTGGCGGCGCAATGACGACGCAGGTGGCATCGTCGCGGGTACGGCTGGGGTCGTAGCCGATCCAGACCGGGCTGTTGCCATAGGGGCGCGGGTCGTCCGGATCGTAATCGGTCCACAGCGACAGATCGGAATAGCAGCGTTCCAGGTCGCCCAGGGAAAAGGCGCTCTGCGTGCTGTCGATGAATTTGCACATGAACAGCTGCTGGAACTTGTCGTCGTCGTACTCCAGCTGCAGCTGCTCGAGGTCGAACAGCTCGCAGCCGCCGGCAATGGCATCCATGATGGTGATGACCTTGCGCCATTGGCCGTCCGGACAGAGCGCGCCGCCGGTGTACTGGGCGGCACCTGGCCACGGATCGCGGGCTTTCTTGCGCTTGCTGTTGCGGAACGACTCGCCGGTCCAGAACGGATAGGCTTGGTGCGTGACCGCGCTGGGCGTGGAAAAGTAGGTTTTACGCCACTTCTTGTGGGTGGCCATCGCCGACGCCACGGTGTTCAGTTTCTCGAAGTCGCGGATCCAGAAATATTCGTCGATGTAGACGTGTCCGTGGTGGCCCTGGGCGGTGCTGCTGTTGGTACTCAGGAAGCGCAGTTCCGCCCATGGTTGGCCGTCTTTGCTGAGCACGATCGGGTTACCAGTCAGCTCCAGGCCGAACCACTCCATGGCAAACGAGACGATGTAGCTGCGAAAGATCTCAGACTGGGCCCGGCTCGCGGACAGGAACACCTGGTTATCGCCAGTCAGCACGGCATCCATGAAGGCTTCGCCGGCAAAGTAGTAGGTCAGGCCGACCTGGCGCGACTTGAGGATGTTCCGGATCCGGGCGGTAAGCGGGTTCAGTTTGGCGGCGAACAGCTCTTTCTGGTAGCCGAACATCTTGCTGATGAACTTATCTAGGAAGTCGACTTCGGTCAGCCCGGCAATGTCGTTCTTGCTTTTCTTTTCCTTTTTGCGGTCGCCGCGCTCGCGCCGCTCGCCACGGTCACGGCGCTTTCCCTCGTCGCGTTGGCCATCTTCTGCAGGTGGCGTATCGATCGTTGCCGGCGCCGGTTTGGCGCATTGCTTCGCCAAGCGCTCGCGCATTGGGATCAAGCGGTCCAATTCGTCCAACTCGCTCTTGGTCAGCGTGTCGGTTTTCTCCAGAAGAAGGGTGATGCGCCGACTGCAGGCGGTCAACGGCTCCTCCTCCGTCAACATCTCGTCCCAGAGTCCCTGACGGATCCAGTAATAGATGACGCGCTTGTGCGGCAGCTTCAGTTGCGTCTGGATTTCCTTCACGGAACAGCGACGCAAATAAAGGCGTTTGGCGGCTTCTTTGACTTCTTTGGCGTAGTTCATGGCCGCAGTCTATGCGGCGAAAAAAGGGAAAACGTGCAGTTAAAATCCGCGTTCCTCCTAGATATCAAAAATAGGAGAAGGGCAAAAGTTAACCGTTTGTTCGGAGGTGGCCACGTCCCTATCTTGGGGCCTCACATCACCGATTGAGCGCAGTACATGCCCCGTTCCCTTGTCTCCTATTGGAAGCGCGTAGCCACCAGCGGCCCCACCGTCGACGGCCGCGAGATCCTGCCCCAGGAACTGCGCGACATGGCTGAGACGTATGCCCTGTCGAAGTACACCGCCGTGATCTGGGCGGAGCATGAGCGCTGGTATGGCTCGCATGGAACGGTGTTTGCGCTGCGTCTGGTTGAAGAGGCTGACGACCTGGAGCCCGGGCAGGTTGCACTGGAAGCCCAACTGAAGCCCAACGACAAACTGCTTTGGCTCAACGACCAAGGCGAAAAGCTGTTTACCAGCGTGGAGATCACCCCGAACTTCGCCAACTCCGGCAAAGCCTACCTAACCGGCCTGGCCGTCACCGACTCGCCCGCCAGCCTGGGCACTCAAGAACTCTACTTCTCCGCCAAAACCAGCAAGGCCGCGTTCTTCGCGTCCCCGATCGAGCTGGGCCGCCTGCGCGAAACCGAGACTGATGGTGAAGGCGAGCTGGGCAAGCTGGCCACGATGTTCGCCCGATTCATCAAACGCTTCGCTGTCGACACGCAGCAAGCGGGCGGGTCTTCCGACTCGTCCGAAACCACAAACGAGAGCAAACCCCCAATGGATGAAGCCACAGCCAAGGCGCTGCAAGGCCTGCTTGAACAGGGGCTGGTCGTATTCGCCGGCATTCAAACCATCATCGACGGCGCTGCCGAAGTCGCGCCGGTTGTCGATCAAACTCCAGTCGATGACGTGCAGGCAGCGGTCGACGGCATTGTCTCCACCGCCGAGGAAGATAAGCAGTTGAGCCGTCAGAGTGCCGGCAACCAGGCATTGGCGGCCAGCGTTGCCCGCATCGAAAAGCAGTTCAACGATCTGTTGAATACCTCTAATGGTCGCGTCGTGCCACGTACTACTGGCACCCCGGCCCCTGAAAAGCGCCGGGTGCTCTGATATGGCCTATTCACTGAGTGCGTACGGCGCGCAAATGTTCGCCGAAATGCAGGCCGCCATGGCCGAGACCTACGGCGTCACGCTGGCTTCCAAAACGTTCAGCGTTGAACCCTCGATCGCCCAGGAACTGAACGAAGCCATCACGGCGCAGGCCGATTTCCTTGAGCGCATCAACGTCATCGGCGTGGACGAGATCAAGGGTCAGAAAGTGTTCCTGGGCACTACTGGGCCGGTCACTGGGCGTACCAACACCAAGACCACGGATCGTCTGGCCAAAGATGCATCGGACCTCAGCGATGACACCTACGAGCTGTTTTCCACCGAGTCCGACGTAAGCCTGGCTTACGCGAAAATTGACGCCTGGGCCAAGTTCCCCGACTTCCATGTGCGTTATTCCGCAGCGGTGCAAAAGCAGATCGCGCTGGATCGCATCATGATCGGCTTCCACGGTATCCAAGCCGCCGCGCAAACAGACATTACCCTGTATCCGTTGCTCCAGGACGTGAACAAGGGCTGGCTGCAGATTGCCCGGGAGCAGATCCCACAACAGGTGCTCAAGGAAGGCAAGGTCGCTGGCAAAGTCACCATGGGCGTCGATGGCGATTACGCGAACCTCGATGCTCTAGTGCATGACACCAAGCAGATGGTCGACGAGCGTGTCCGCGATGGCGGCGATTTGATCGCGATCATCGGTTCCGATCTGCTGGCGGCCGACAAGGCCAAGCTGTACACCAGCCAGGGCAGCAAGCCTACCGAAAAAGAACGCATCGAAAGCCAGCAGGTCATTGCTACTTACGGCGGTCTCCCGTCCTTCAGCGTCCCGCACTTCCCGGCTAATGCCGTGGTGGTTACCAGCTTTGACAACCTGTCGATCTACTACCAGGCCTCCAGCTGGCGCAAGCAGACCATCGACAACCCGAAACGCAGCCGCGTCGAGGACTTCAACAGCCGCAACGAAGGTTACGTGATCGAGCAGCTGGAAAAGTTCGCCCTGACCGAAAACGTCGAAGTGGTGGCCGCGTGAGCCTGGCACTGGCGCACAAGCGCCGCGTGATCGCTCAAGGCTCAGCGGCCGCGTCCGCCAGTGCCGAGCCCGCTGCCTATTCGCCTGGCGCTGCCCTGAACAGCCCGGCCAACGCGCAGAAGCACCTGAAACTGATGGAAGTGGCGTTGGCCGGCGACCTCGATCGCCTGCACCAGTTGAACAGTCTGGACCAGCGTCAGCAGCTCAAGCGTTCCGAGCTGCTGCCTAAGTACCAGGAGTACGTGACCCGCTACCGCGAGTCGGGTCTGAACTTCCCCAACCAGGTGCTGATGTACGTCCTGGTCTGGCTGTTCGACACCGGCGAGTTTGTAGCCGGCCAGGAGCTGGCGGACTTCGCCATGTCCCAAGGCCAGGAGCTGCCTGAGCGCTTCCGCCGTGACGTCCCGACCTTCGTGGCTGATGCCGTGATCGAGTGGGCCGAGGCCGAGCACAAGGCCGGTCGTAGTCCGGAACCGTATGTGTCGGATCTGCTGCCCCGGGTTGATGGCGAATGGAAGCTGTTCGAGCGCATCCCTGCTCGTTACCACCGGCTGCTGGGTTTCATGGCCATGGACCGTAAGGACTGGGCCCTGGCCGTGACACACCTGGAACGGGCCGAGGCCCTTTACCCGGAAATCCGCGTCGAGACCCGCTTGAAAGGTGCCCGCAAGGCCCTGGCCAAGCAACTGGCCCAGGCCACCGACCCGACCGCTGAAACCGCTATGCAGCTGGATGCAGCGCTGCAGTCGAACGCTACCCAAGACAACGCCGGCAACGGCACCGAATAACCGACTACCCCCTGCAGGGAGCTGCCACGGAACGACCAGGTCATTTATGACTCCGGTCTGCCCCGAAGCCGCACCTGCCCTATTTGAGCGTCCAGCATGAGCGGCTTTTCAGGTAAACCCACCACCTTTGTGGACCAGGCAGTAGAGAACGACGGCTTTTGGCCGAACCTCTCCGTGTCTGAGTTTCAGAAGGCGTACCGCCTGCCGGCGGAATACCTGGTCGACATGCTGGCCGCTGACCTGACCATGGCCATGTACGAGGTAAACCTCGACCTGGCTACGTGTAAAGCGCGCTGGCAGGGCGCTGGAGTGTCAAGCGTTGAGTCTGCAGACACCACCGTCCTGCCGGAGCGCACCTTTAAAGTCGACCTGTACAAGCGCGCCGTCTACTGCCGCGCCAAGGCCAGCTTGCTGACCCAGTTCGCAACCGTCACCCGCCGCGACTCTGCCGAGAACACCGGCAAGGACCTGCCCGAGCGCTCCGACACCTTCCTGGCGTTCAGTCAGCAAGCCGTGCGAGCTATCCAGGGTCGCGGCCGCATCACGGCGAAGCTGCTGTGATCAAGCTCCGGGCGTTGACCGCCTACCTGATCGGTCGCCAGCTGGTGGCCACCGAGCAGCTCGACAGCTGGACCGACAACGTTCAGGTCGACCTGATCTGGAAGCCCGACGAAAAGGGCATGTACATGGGCGACCTGAACTACACCGCGACGATCTCGTTTGAGCGATTCGCCGACAGCCCGGCGCGACTGATCGCCCTGGTGGGCAGTTGGCTGGAAGCGAACGACGAAGACCGCGAAGAGCTGGCCGCGCCGACCTTCGCCATCGACATGCTCGATGACGACCTGGCCGACGTCGAGCTGACCCTGCAGTTCAGTGAGCCGCAGTACCTGGCCGAGGATCCTGCAGGCGAAATCGAGGTGTACGGCAAGACCTGGTCAGCCGTTCCGTTTGAACTGTGGGTCGCCGAGAGCGGCGAGGTCGTGCGCCATGACAGCGTCTAGCCCGCTCAGCCTCGACATTCGCGGCCTGCTGGGCGCCGAGGATCTGCTCGCCCTGCTGGAGCTGCCACCGGTGAAACGCCGACGTCTGCTGAACAACGTCAGCAAGCGAGTGCGCAGCTTGAGCCGTGGCCGCGTGCGCAACCAGGAGAACCTGGACGGTTCGTCGTTCGCGCCGCGCAAGGACACCACCAAGTCCAAGAAGAAGATGGAAACCGGCCTGGCCAAGCTGCTTGATGTCGTGAAGCTGACCGCCCAGGAGGCGGAACTCGGCTGGCGCAACCGCCTGACCCAGTACGTCGCCTCGCAACAGAACAACGGCGGCAGTGAGCGTGTCACCGCGCACCAGATGCGCGAGCTGAACAAGGTCCCGCCCGGTACCGCCGCCACGGAAAAGCAGGCCAAGCGCTTGCGCCAGCTCAACTATCGGATCCGCTTGCCCGGGAAGAAAAAGCCTTCCAAGCCCAGCGTGGCCTGGATTCAGCAAAACCTGGAATACACCAAGGCCGGTCTGTTGATCCGCGTCCTGGACACCGAACACAAAGCCTCAACCGGTAAGCAGGCCTGGAACATCCAGTTGCCTGCCCGCCAATTCCTGGGCGCGAGTGCCAGTGAGACCAGCCAACTGGTCAACCTGGTGCTGCGCCAAACCATCACATCCCCGCGATAGAGGCATCCCATGGCACTCGGCAGAGTCTCAGTCAATAACCAGAACCTCGGCCAAGGCACCGCCACCGAGGTCGAGCGTCTATTCCTGTTCATCGGGCCAGGCGCCAAGAACATTGGCCAGGTCATCGCTCTCAACACTGAAAGCGACTTGGACGTGCAGCTGGGCGTTCCGGCCAGCGACCTGAAAACCCAGATCATCGCCGCGCGGGCAAACGGCGGCGATCGCTGGAACGCCCTGGCCATGCCGATCGCGGCCGATGGAGCCTGGTCGGACGCCTTCACCTATGCCCAGCAACATGGCTACGACGTCGAAGCCGTGGTCATCACCAAACCGGTGACCACTGCTGTCGAGCTGGCCAGCATGAACGCCGCCGCTGTAGGTGTGCAGAACACCTATGGCCGGCGCCTGTTCATCATTGCGGCCACTACCGGCATCGACAGTGCCACCGCTACCTGGGCCGAGTACCAGACCGCCCAGCGCGACCTGGTCAAGGACCTGGTGGCCGATCGAGTGATTGCGGTCCCGCAGCTGCACGGCAATAACCTTGGCGTGCTGGCCGGGCGCCTGGCCAATGCAGCCGTCAGCATTGCCGACACTCCCATGCGGGTCGCCACCGGCGCACTGCAGGGCCTCGGTGACACCCCTGTGGACAAGGACAACGTGCCGCTGCAGACGGCCACCAGCGCCGTGCTCGATGCCGCCCGCCTTTCCGTGCCCCAGACCTATGCGGGTTACCCCGGTATGTACTGGGCTGACGGCAACATGCTGGTCGCCCCCGGCTCCGATGCCGATGTGATCGAGCATCTGCGCGTGCTCGACAAGGCAGCCCGCCGCGTTCGCGTGCTGCTGATCCAGCGCATCGGCGATCGCCGCCTGAACAGCTCGTCCGCCAGCATGGAAGTGAACCGCACCGCACTGATGGCGCCGCTACGCCAGATGGCCAAGTCCACCAAGGTCGGCGCCAACATCTTTCCGGGCGAGATCGAGCAACCCGGGAAGGACTCAATCACGTTGGCCTGGACCAGCAAAACCGCAGTCGTCGCGTACCTGACCCTGCGCCCCCTCAACTGCCCGAAAGACATCACCGCCAACCTGGCGCTGGACCTTTCGCTGTCCGAAACGGAGTAACCCATGGCAGCAAAGATTGGCGGTAAGAATTTTGATATCTCCCTGGGTGACACCAAGATTCATTGCGAAGCCTGCACTCTGGACATCACCGATAACACCGCCGTGGCGCAAACCCGGGGCGTTCCCAACGGTCACGTCGACGGCGACGTAGCAGCAGCCGGTGAACTTGAGGTCGACATCACCAACTTCAAGCTGATCACCGAACAGGCAGGCACTGCCGGCAGTTTCCGCGAGCTGGAGCCGTTCGACATCGTGTTCTACGCCAAGGCAGGCGAGGAAGAAATCAAGTACGAGGCCTTCGGCTGCAAGCTTCGCGTGTCCAGCCTCCTGAGCCTGGACCCCAAGGGCGCCACAAAGTCCACTGTGAAGCTGCCTTTCGACGTGACGTCGCCGGACTTCATCAAGATCGATGACGTGCCGTACCTGGCTGCCTCGGAAATCGAGGACCTGACCTAATGGTTTGCCCGTTCGACCGTGCCCAGGCCCTGGAACAGCGTCAACGTGACCAGGCTATCGCCGCCGCGTTGGCTCTGGCGCGGCCGACCGGGCCCAGCCTCACCCATTGCGAAGACTGCGACAAGCCGATCCCCGAAGCGCGCCAGGCGCTGGGCGGCATGACTCGCTGTGTGCCGTGCCAGACCGTCCACGAAGGAAAGCGCCGATGACTGCTCGAGCAACCCCAAAAGCCACCGGTGCCGAACGCCTGGGCAAAGCTGAAAGCGATATCGCCGTGCTCAAGCACCAGGTGCGCCAGCTCGAGGATCGCCATGAGGCTGTGCCCGGGCGTGTCACCCGCCTGGAAGGCCAGTTTGAGCACATGTCGGGCCAGCTTTCCCAACTGAATGAGGGCCAGCAGAAGCTGACCGTGGTGGTCTCCGATATCGGCAAGAAGATCACCTGGGCGTTGGCGATCGCCAGCACCTTGTGGGCGATCCTGCAGATGGTCGGGCCCACGCTGTTGCGAGTGGTGTTCCCGTGAACCTGCGCGGCAAGATCGCCGCCGGCGCGATTGTCCTCTGCAGCGGCGGGCTCACGGCGTTCCTGGGTGACTGGGAAGGTAACGGCCAAAACGCCGTGTACCCCGACAGACTGGCTCGAGGCCTACCCACTGTTTGCAAGGGCATTACGAAGCACACCAGCCCGTACCCGGTGATTGTCGGTGACACCTGGTCAGATGCGCGCTGCGCCGAAGTCGAGAACCTGGTGATCAGCAAGGGCCAGCTAGAACTGGCCGACTGCATCACCAACCCGAACGTCGGCCAGAACACCTTCGACGCCCTGACGAGCCATGGCCACAACGTCGGCAACCCGAACACCTGCGCGAGCCGCGCCGTGGGCCTGATCAACGCCGGCCGCATTGCCGAGGGCTGCAAGGCCCTGGCCTGGGCCCAGGACGGCAAAACGCCGGTCTGGGCTTTCATCACCGACGCCCAGGGTCGCAAGCGATTCGTACCGGGCCTGCATAGCCGGCGCCTGGCTGAGATGGAGCTTTGCCTGAAATGACCATCAGCCCGCTACGACTCGTCCTGGTGCTCCTGGTTGTCGGTCTTCTCGGCTGGACCTGGCTCGATCACGTTGCCGACCAGCGCGACACCGCCCAGCGCGAGCTGGCCACCGCCACGACCGAAGTCAACGGGCTGCGCGCTGCTGCCGTGCTGGCCGGCGAAATGCTCGCCGCCCGCGACCAGATCGACCAACAACGCACCGAGGAACTGAACCATGAACGCGCTGAAAACGCGGCTTTGCGCCGTGACGTTGACGCTGGCAATCAGCGGCTGCTCGTCCGTGCCACCTGCAGCCGCCCCGCAATGTCCGCCAGTGCCGGCGCCGGCCGCGTGGCTGATGCAGCCACCGCCGAACTCGCAGCAGACGCTCGACCGGATTATTTCACCCTCCGCGACGAACTCGCCCTCAGCCGGGAAATGATCCTGGGCCTGCAGGACCACATCCGCCAGTTGTGCCTGCGCATGCCGGCACAACCCTGAATCTCCTCAAACCAATGGAAAGCACCATGACCACCACTACCAACGACGCCGTACGCGAAATCACCCTGGAAGTCAGCGACCAGGAGTTCACTTTCAAGCTGGATCCCCAGGTCGTGACGAAGTACTTCAACTCGACCACCCAGGCCAACAAGGTCGCCCCGGCCAACAACCTGTTGGTCAACACCGTGCTGCAGGACCAGCGCGCCGCACTGAAACCGTTCCTGGTTAACCCGGTGACCGTGATGGAGCTGGCCGGCGCGCTGCTGGAGGAATACGCGCCAAGCCTTGATGTGATCGTAAAAAAGTCCTCGAGCACGCTGACCGCCTGACCGAAGACAGCTTGGGCCAGTTGGTGGCACTGACCACCCGCTGGCTCCCCGGTACCGAACTCACCATTGAAGCAATGGGCACAGCCAAGTGGCTGGAGGACGAGCACTGGCGCCGCATGGAAATCGCCGTCGCCAACGGCATCGCTTACGCACTGAACGGATAACCCTCAATGGCCGATCGCTCCGCCCGCCTGGCTTTCATTCTCAGCCTGACCGATAAGGTCAGCGCGCCGTTGGGCAAGGTGAAAACCACCTTCTCCGACTTGGCTGCTGCAGGTGAAGCCAACATCAAGCAGATGGGCCTCGGCCTGGGCGGCATGATCGGTGCGGCGAAGGGCATCACCGAGTCCCTGGAACCGGCGCTTGAGATGAATCGGGCGCTGGGTCAGGTGCGATCCCTGGACGTCGCCGGGGACGCTCTGGACGCGCTGAACAAGAAGGCTCTGGCTTTCTCTGTCCAGTACGCCACCAGCGCGTCCGAGTTTGTGGAGTCGGCCTACAGCATTTCCGGGGCCATCAAGGGCCTGGCCGGCGACCAGTTGGCCACCTTCACCAACACGTCAAACCTGCTGGCCAAGGCCACCAAATCCGACGCCGAGACCATGGGGCAGTACGTCGGCACGATGTACAACATCTTCAAGGCCGGCGCCGACGCCATGGGTAAGGACAAATGGGTCGAGCAACTGGGCGGCCAGACGGCCACGGTGGTGAAGCTGTTCCGCACCGATGGCGCGCAACTCAAGGACGCATTTAAGGAGGTCGGCGCCATCGCGACGTCCTCCGGCATGAGCATTGCGGAGCAGTTCGCGGTGATCGGCACGCTCAGCAGCACCATGGAAGGCGGCGACGCCGGCGGCCGATTGAAGGCCTTCTTTGAGAACGCGGCCAACGGCGCCAAGACCCTGGGCGTCAAGCTGACCGACGCCAAGGGCAATATGCTCCCGATAATGGACGTGCTGGCCAAGCTGCAGGGCAAGCTTGGCGACCTCACCACCGCATCGGCCAACGCCAAGCTGTTGGCCGCATTCGGCGGCGAAGGCGCCCAGGTGATCGGTGCCCTGGCCAAGGACACCGATCGACTGAAAAACGGTATCGCCGAGTTGGGCAAAGTCCGCGGACTCGAGTCGGCCGAGAAGATGGCCCAGGCCATGGTCGATCCGTGGCAGCAGTTCGGCGCCGCCGTGCAGGCCCTGCGCATTGCCTTCGGCCAGGCGCTGATCCCCATGCTCACGCCGTTGATGGAAAAGCTGGTGGCCATCGCATCGACGCTGACCCGTTGGTCCCAGATGTTCCCCAACATCACCCGGGTTATCGGGATTACCACCCTGGTCGTGTTCGGCCTGATCGCGGCCATGTCGGCCATGACCCTGGTCGTGGGTATGTCCAAAATGGTCTGGCTATCGATGGTCACGATCTGGAAAGTGCTTACCTGGACCGGTTTCCGCTCGATCGCCATGTTCCTCTACCACACGGTCATGATCTCGGCCTTCGTGGTCGGCATGGTGGCCATGTACACCTGGATGGGGCTGGTCCGGGGCGCCATGCTGCTGTGGCAGGGCGCGATCTGGCTAGTCAACGCCGCCATGTACGCCAACCCGATCGGGCTGATCATTGCCGGCGTCGTCGCCGCAATCGCCGTCATCGCCGCCGCCGTCTACTACTGGGACGACTGGACCAGCGCCCTGATGGATACGGCCGCGTTCCAATGGGTCAGCGCCAAGCTGCAGGCGCTCTCTGACTGGTTCGGCTCGATCGGCGGTTGGTCCGGCATGGCCAGCGCCGCCTGGGACGGAATCGTCAACATCTTCAAGTCAGCGATCAACAGCCTGATCGAGATGCTGAACAAAATCCCAGGCGTGCAGATCGACGCATCGTTTGGCGACATGCCCAAGGCGCCGGAGCTGCCCGGCATCTCCGCGCCCCTGGTCGCCGCGCCGCAGATCCCGCAACTGGTGGCCGTGCCGTCCCTCGGCGAGCAGGCCGACCAGACCCGCGAACGTATCACTGCCAACACCGCCAGCATCTCGCCGCTGCGTCCCAACGCCGTGCCGGCGGGCGGCCTCCTGCGCTCGATCCAGAACACCACCAACACCAACCAGACGCAACAAGGCATCCATGTGGAAAACCTGACGATCAAGAACGACAAGCCGATGACACCGCTTGAGCTGGAAAACATGGTCGGCATGGCGGTGAGCGGATGAGCGAATACCTAGACCTGCTGATCGTCGACAACGATCTGGTGCTCGATCTCGGCCGACAGCCGGAATTAGTAGTCGATAGGGCCTGTATCGCCCAGGACATCGGCCACATGATCCGCGACAGCGGCCTGCTGGTCTCCCTGGTCGCCGAGCGCAGCAACCTGATCAAGCGCGACTACCGCCAGCAACTGGAGCTGCTGGTGGAAACCGACGTGCGCCTGGTACCGGGCACCGCCCGGGTTAAAGACCTGGGCAACGGCCAGTACCTGATCACCGCCAAAACCCTGCAGTTCGGTGACGTCGAGGTGATCCTATGAGCGATATCGACTTCAAACAGGCCCTGGCCGACTCCGGTATCCCGACAACCGACGCCGCGCTGCGCGCTGCCTGGGAAGCGGAAGTGACCGCCCAGGGCGCTACGGTGGCCAACACGTCGGCCTATTCGCCGTTCTGGCGCGTGGTCACGGCCCTGGTCACCAAACCGGTGTTGTGGATTCTGACCTTTTTCAGCGACACCGTGCTGCCCAACTTTTTCGTCAAGACCGCCGGTAAACAGTGGCTCGACACCCTGGCCTGGGCTGTGAACATCGCTCGCAAGGGCGAGAGCAAGGCGATCGGCACTGTGCTGTTCACCCGTTCCGGATCCTCGGGCGTGCTGCAGCTGCCCGCCGGCACTGTTGTGCAGTCGACGCCGATCAACGGCAACGTGTACCAGCTGCTGACCAGCGCGACCGCGCAGTTCGCTGACGGACAGACCACGGTCCTGGTGCCGGTGATCGCAGCCCTGCCCGGCAGTGGCCACAACCTGGCCCCGGGTTATTACGGTGTGCTGCCGACGCCGATTGCTGGCGTCATCGCTGTCACCAACCCGGAAGGCTGGTTGACCACACCAGGCGCGGACGACGAGCCCGACGACGAACTGCGCCTGCGCGTGCGCAACCAGTTCAGCGCAGTGAATCAGTGGCACACCGACGCCGTGTACAGGGCGCTGATCTCCGCGTTCCAGGGCGTGCAGCCCAACGGCGTGTATTTCGAGCATGGGGCCCCGCGTGGTCCCGGTACCGCCAATGCCTATGTGCTGTTTGAGGCCGATGTGCCGGCGCAATCGTACCTGGTGCAGATCAACAGCAAGATCATGGACGAAGGCAACCATGGCCACGGCGACGATCTGCTGGTGATGGTGATCCCGGAGACGCAGAACGATATCGCCATGGCGCTGTGGCCGAAATCAACCCTGACAGCGGCCGAGCGCGACACCTTGAAGGCCAATGTCGAGCTGTTCATTCGGGCCGCGTTCCGCGAGAGCACCGACAGCGACTATCAGCCGACCCTGACCTACCCGCAATCGCGTTTCTCGTTCTCCCGCTTGGGTGAGGAACTGCACCAGCAGTTCGCCGGCATCGACTCGTTGCGCTTCACCAACAGCGACATCGTGTCCGAGCTGACCATTCCACGCATTCACACGCTGCAGGTGACCTTCGGTGATTAAGCTCGAACTACCTTTTTGGCTCGATGCCGGTGAGCTGGCCAAGCTCAAGGCCAGCGCCCAGGCCTGGTGGGAAAACGTCGAGGGCTGGCTGCAATGGCCGCTCCTGCAGCTGGATCCGGAGACCTGCCACCTGACCGTGCTGGACCTGATGGCCTGGCAGCGCGATATCACCCGATTCAGTGGCGAACCCGAAAGCCTGTACCGCCTGCGCGTGAAGTACGCCTTCGTCAACGCGGTGGACGCCGGCAGCACTGCAGGCCTTAAACGCATTCTGGTGCGCCTGGGCGTCGGCTACATCGAGATCGAGGAGCGCATGCCGGATCGGGACTGGGACGTGATCCTGCTGCGCCTCTCTGACTCGCAGCTGTCGCAAAACCCCGAGCTGCTGCGAATCATCGTCCAGCAGTACGGCCGCACCTGCCGGCGCTATGACTTCGTGACCATCACCCGCGTGTCCATGCATGTGGCCATTGCCGACTTTAACGACGATCAGCAAACGCTGATCGCCACCCTGTAGGAGCCAACCCATGGCTGCCAGTATCACCTTTGCCGGCGAATCGCTGATTGCACAGAAGCAAGCCGCCAACCTGCCGTTGAACATCACCCATTTCATCTTTGCCAACGTGCCCGGGCTGGACACGGCCGGCGCGGTCGATCGGGCGGCCGCGAAGCCACCTGCAGGCCAGATCGTCTACAGCTCTGCGATTCCGTCCTGGGCGGCGGGCTACGTTAATCCCAACCAGGTGGTCTACAGCGCCCAAGTGGGCAGCGATGTCGGCGACTGGGACTACAACTGGATCGGCCTGGAGTCCGACGGCGGTGTGCTGTTCGCAGTGTCGTATGTGCCGGTGCAGCAGAAGCGCCGCAACATCCCGCCGCTGCAGACGGGCAACAACATTACACGCAACTTCCTGGTGGCCTTCGACGGGGCCCAGGCGCTGACCGGCCTGACGGTCGACGCCAGCACTTGGCAGCACGATTTCACGGTGCGCCTGGTTGGCATCGATCAGCGCGAGCGCCTGAGCAATCGCGATATCTACGGCCGGGCCGCGTTCTTCGATACCGCCTTGCTCCTGGAGAAGATCGCCGGCGCTTATCAGGTCGCCCCGGGTATTGCCTATGGCGAAGGCATCCGGATTGAAAACGCCTCACATGTGATCGTCGCGCCGCCGTCTTTCCCGACCACGGCCTATTTGGATTGCGCCCTGGAGCGGCAGCTTAACGACGTGGTGGCCACCTGGAAGATCGTTTTCGGTACCGGCCTGGCGGACTACCTGGACAGCGTGGCCACCCAGCACTACGTGATGCCGATCGCCCACTTGCCCAACGCAAACACCATTTTAGATCTGCGCCCTGTTGTGAAGCTGGGCACGAACGGTAGCGGCCTGGCCGAACAGATCCAGGCGGCAACCCCGAAACGCTCCCACCTCTACTACTTCGCTCAATTTTAAAGGATCAGTCATGCCCGCATTCTTTGGGTCCGCGCTGCTTGTCGCTAATACCACCACATTGATTTACGAACACACCGGTACCACGGCGCTCACGGTGAATATCCGTATGGCCAACCAGAACAACGCCGACGTGAATTACTGGGTCTGGATGGGACCAACTGCCATTCCCGAAAAGTGCATCACGCCTGGCGTGCCCGTTGACGGCAATGCTCCTTGGGAGGACGTCGGCATGCGTATGGATCCTGGCGAAAAGATTTGGGCCATGGCTACTAAAGGGAATGTATCTGTGCGTGTATTTGGAGCGGAGGATTAACTATGGGCTTTTTATCAACTAGCTCGTCCTCGAGCAGCGCCGGCGGGAATGTTCCGCTTGGTGGATATGCTGATGTATTCGCAAGCGGCGATGCATATAAGGCAGTCGGATCGATGATTCGGCGTTCTCAGTACCCAAAAATGTCAGCGGCATTCCCGCGACAATCTGCCTATTCGGCGGCGTCCTCCACCGCTGTACAGTCCGGCTACTTCACTGCGATCGGCTACGGTAACGGTCTGTTTGTTGCGATGAATGGTGTCAATGGCGCAGAGCAGAGCACCTGCCTCACTACTCCGGATGGGGTTGTGTGGAACGTCCGGCAGATGCCAGCAAGCCTCGCGTGGAATGGTGTTGCTTACGGCGCAGGTAAGTGGGTAGCAGTAGCCACGGCGCCGGGCAATACGGCCAACACGATTTGCGCTACGTCGATCGATGGAGTCACCTGGACCGCCAACGCCAACATGCCAGCCGGGCAATGGCGAGCCGTTGTATGGAATCCCACCCTCAATCTATTTGTCGCCATCTGTGGCGGGACCGTGGCCTACCAGATGGCTGCGACATCGCCTGACGGTGTGGTCTGGACCGTGAGAGCTCTTCCTTCTTCGGGCACCTGGGCGGCGTTAGCTGTAGGGGCCCAGGGCGTTGTCGTTGCTACCTCACTTGACGGAAGAGTCGCCCGCAGCGTCGACGGCATCACCTGGACGGTGGTTAACGCTCCGGCGGGAATTACGAGTCTGGCCTCTGTAACTTGGGGCAAAGGTCTCTTTGTGTCCTGGAACTCTCAGGCCAATCAGGTGATGTCTTCGGCTGACGGTATTACATGGACGGTGAAGTCGATCGTTCATAACGGGGCATCGGGAGGGAAGGTTGTATTTGCAGAGGGCCTGTTCGTGGTCGCCTGCCTGAATGCTCCCTACGCCTTTACGTCGAACGACGGCATTAATTGGTTTGTCCGGTCTTCGGCTTTAGCCCTCGCTGTCGGCGGAATCGCTTACGGCGCTGGGGTTGTTGTTTATGGCAGCTCAACCAGTTCTGCTCTGTTCGGCTTGATCTACGCCGAAAACGATACGGATAGCGATTACATGTTCATCTCCGGCACCGCTGGCAAATTTGTGAGGGTTAAATAGATGGCCGTTCATTTTATCTATAACTCACAAGGCTATTTGACTGGCGTTTATGAGGGCGACGGTGTGCCCGAGAACTCCACTACTCAGCAGCCGATTTACACGATCGGGTTAACGCCACAGAGGGTTGATGGCGTCTGGATTGATCAGGCCGCGATGCCGATCCTCCGGCCCAGTGACTTTTTCATGTTGTTCCTGGCTGCTGAGGAAGTCGCAATCAGAAAGCTGATTGCTGATGATCCTGACAGCGAGCTGGCTATCTGGTGGACTCGATTGAACAGCGATCTCAAGGAGATAAACCTTGGTCTGAAATCTGTCCAGGATGGCCTGACTAATCTAGTTGCCCAGGGCGTGCTGACCAAGGATCGAATGGACGAGATTCTGACGGGGCGAGCGCAATGATTCCGCTCAACTGGATGCCCGTCGCCATGCAGTGGCCCGAGGAGGCCACGGCATGGATGAGCAAGCTGGACGAGGCCAAGGACATGGCGGCGGCCGACCTACAGAGCACGGCCGATCGCCTGAACGGCATTGCCGATCTGGTCACCACCGACTTGAGCCTGATCGGCGATATCGCAAAGGGCGCCGTGGCGATCGGCCGCGAAGCCCTGGACGGCCAATTTGGCGAGATCCCGCGCTGTATCACCGTGACACCGTTCCAGTCCGGGGTTGGCGAGAGCAATGGCTACCAGTGCTCGCTGTCTGCCCCGGGCGTAGTACAGCGCTTGGCCGACAAGCTGCAGGACAGCTCAGATCCGAACCGCCCGGACGGCGACGACCAGCACGCGGTCGTTGTCCTGTTCCTGGGCACGCAGTACGACGGCATGTCGAGTCTGCTGGGCAAGTTCAATGCCCTGATGCCGATCGGGGATCTGCAGCGCGCAGAGCGCCGGGCACAGAACCTGGTGCAACTCGAAACCGAGAAGTGGCAGATCCCGGCGGCTGGTGATGAGCCGCGATGGTTCACAGCGCCGATGGAGCGCTGCACGGTGCTGCGCGAGGCCAGCCAGGCGTTCAACACCCAGTTGGCCAACCTGGAAGCCTACGCCGCCAACAGCTCACCGCTGAGCGACCTGGCCGAGCTGGCCCAGCGCAAGGCTGACCAGGTGCTCGAGCAGTCCGATCGACTCGCGGCGCTGCGCGACGTGCTCAACAGCGGCACCGACAACGCCGGCATGCAAGCCCGCATGATCGGACCAGGCGACACCGCCGAGCTGCGCAAACAACTGCTTGAGGAGGACGACAGCACCCCCGGGCACGAATGGGTCATGTCCGCCGGCGTCATGTTCGTGGGATCCCTCAAAGGGCTGAGCTTTGTAAAGGAGATGATGGGCCTATGACGTTGCTCCTGGACGGGTCACAGATCCGTGGCCATAGCCTCAAGGTCACCGGCAATCTGCGCATTGAAAGCGATGACATGTCAGGCCAGACCAGTGCCACCGACTCGGCGGACAAGGGCTTTAAGCCCAAGACGCTGACCATCGCGATGAAGATCAAATACAAGGACTCGGCGGACCTGGCCGCCCTGATGAGTATGGCCGAGGCGACGGAAAGCGGTGGCCAGCGCAAAACCTACCGCGTGGTCAATGACACGGCCGAGGCCTTCGGTGTGCGCCAGGCGCAGTTCAGCGAGAGCGTCAGCGCCCGGGAAGACGACACCCTGGCGCAATGGATCATCCAGTTCACCCTGGCTGAGAAGCTGTCCAACCCTGAGAAAACCGAGCAGCGCCGGGCAGCCAACGGCACCAACAGCCAAGCCGCCCCGGGCGACAGCGTGGCCAGCAGCGGTACCGGCGGCGAACCGGAGCTGACCGGTTTTGAGAACGTGCTCAAGAAGGTGGATGGCTGGCTGGGCGGTGACAAGAAATGAGCATGAAACTGCACCAGGTACTGGCCATTGCCGGCACCGTCTACCCGATGGTCAAAGACGATGTGCGCCTCGATCTAAAAAGCCCTGGACGGGCTGTTTTTACGATTAAGGCCGATGCCGCGGTAAAAGGCTTGGTTACCCTGGACATAGGCTACAACGACAGTACGCTGCAGCGGCATTTCCTGGGCTACGTCGAGCGTTGCACCACCACTAACCGCACGGAACAGGTGGTCGCCTGCCGCGAGCTGGCCGGGATCCTCGCTAATCCGCTGCCGATGAACCTGCGCCACGTCGACATGCGCCAGGTCCTGGCTGAGGTCAGCAATCAGACTGGCCTGTCTTTCAAGGTGCCCGATCAGGACTACACCCGGGTAAAGGCGCCGTTTTTCTACAGCCTGGCCTCTGGATACCTGGCGCTGGACAGCCTGGCCAAGGTCTACGGCATTCCCGATTTCATCTGGCAGCAGCAGGGCAATGGCGAAGTGTTCGCCGGCAGTTGGACGGACAGCTTCTTTGGCGCCCGATCTGCGCTGCAGCTGCCGCTTGAACTGTTTAACGACTACCAGGGCAACCAGAGCGCCGTTATTGCCGCGCTTCCCGGGTTGCGCCCTGGTGCATCGATCAACAATGGCGAGCGGGTCACCAGCGTGGCCCTCGCCGGCACACAGATGGCCATCAAATGGACGACGCAGTAAAACGCAGCGTAGAGCGGCAATTCCCGGAGCTGTCCGGCCAATACCACCTGCCCAGGTTCGCCCAGGTGGTGGCCGTTGCGGATCCGCCGGCAGACGCGGGCATGTGTGACGACTTCCGGCCGCGCTACGCGGTCGACCTGCAGGTACTAACGCCGGACGGTATGCCCGACACCAGCATGCCATTGTTACCTGGTGTGCCGTTGCCGGTACCGACTGGTGGCGATGAAATGGGCATGTATGCCTTCCCGCACGAAGGAACCCGGGTTGTGGTGTGCTTTGCCTACGGCCTGCCACATTGCCCGTACATCCAAACGATCCTGCCGCACGGCCTGAGCCTGCCCAAGGTGCCGAAAGGGGATCACGTCTGGCAGCACAGCGATCTGGCCCAGCAGCGCGTCGACGCGGCCGGCAACTGGACCCGGACCACCGATGGCAAGATCAGTGACCAGTCCCTGGAACGCCAGGTCGATAGCGGCACCAATCAGGAGAAGTACCAGAGCCACGACCAGGACGTGGCCACGCACTCGACGGAGCAGGTGGGGGGCATCAAACGTATCGACGCCCTGGGCGCGCTCAAGCTGAATTCCGCCGGCACTGCCACACTCGCCGCCCTGGACGACATGCACCAGGCCACCGGTCGAGATCTCAACCTGGTGGTGGGCAAGAAGCACAACGCGGCCGTGGGCGGCGACATGTCCGAGCGGATCCAGGGCCTGCGCGAAAGCATCGCCCAGAAGAGCCAGCGACTGCAGGCGCCGAAAAGCTGGGTCGGATCGGCGGACGTCAATATTTTTCAGGTACTGTGCGACACGCTGGATCTGCTCCAGGAGATGAACACGCAGATTGCAGCCCATGTGCATCCGCAGCTTGGTTCGCCACCTGCAAACGCTGCCGCATTCACCGCGGATGCCGCTAAGGCTGCGCTACTGTCAGCAACATTACGTACCGTTACGCAAAAATGATTTTTGTGCCATTCATTGAATTGTTAATTTGGAGTCTGTGCGGAATCATATAATCATTCGTTAGTAAGGACAGGATGAGAACTCGCAAGCAAACACAATGAAAAACATATGCTTCTCAAGCAATCACAAGTCACAGATTGCAACTTTCGATGTCGGGTAGACATCGCTCTGCTATCTGAAATAGTAGTTTCTGGATCGCTGTGTTAGAAAGATGTGAAGTTATCTCGAATCTTGTATGACCGTTCGTCGCCTGGCAGTGCATGTGACGCTTTAAAATCGCTTTTCATAACCCTATACATATTTGATCAACGCCCCCCAGAAAACCGATGCTTCTGAGCCAAGCCGCCCGTCTGTCAAGCCAAAAAAAACGCTCAGCCCCACATTACCGGGGCTGAGCGCTCTTTTTTATGACTTGCGTATGTTGCTGGTTGGTGTGTAACGTTCCTCCCATACCACCGCAAGCACTTCTACCTTTCTTCCTGACAGAGCCACGGTAGGACCTTGCAACACGTCATGTCAACCATTCGGAATACGTAAAAGACTAAGGAATAATCATTATTTAAAGGAGTGGTTCGGAAGTCCATTCGCTGAATGTACTTACGTTTGAATGGTTGGTTGCTGTTTGACGTGGGTGGGAAAACTCTAAATCGAACGCGATTTAGGTTCCTTCCACGCAGTAAAGGAGTTCCGCCAATGAACAATTTCATTGAACGTTACCTGCCTGAAGAACTGATCCGTTTCTTGCAAACGGCCTACTGGGCCATTCGCTTGATCCGGGCTATCCAACAACTGTAAGTGCTTCGACAGGGGCTTCGGCCCCTGTTTTTTTTAAGCCATCGGAACATGAATCAATTGGCATATCCTTTTCCCAATCGATCAGTTCCTGGAACGCCCATTCCAAGGCTGCGTCGGCCATTTCCAACATATCGCATAGCAGATCGCGGCTGATGGTCCCGGCGCTGACCATGGCGTAGGCCTCTTTGATCAGCAGCTTATGTCTTGCCCCTGGCGCGTTGAGCAGCGGTTGCCGGTCATACAGCACCGCCATCCATACGGCCCAACCAGAATCGTCAGTCATTTTACGGTCCATAGCTGATCTATGCGGGTGGTGTAGCTCTGGCTCATCAATGAGCGCTGCATCCCCCAGTCCGGCGCCGCTGGCACGCCTCCAGTGCGCAGCGTGCCACGTCCCCATCTGTTATTGATCTGATCCAAGACGCCCATCACCTGGTCCGAGGTGGCGGGCTGGTGTTCAGCGAACAGATCGTCGGTGAACTCCCCAGGTTGGCGCAGATCAATCAGCAGCACCTCTGCTTTGCTGTACCGAAAGCCTGGCCGGAAAATACGGTCTACGGCCGTCACGGCGAGTTTCGTCATCAGCCGCACGTCATTCGTTGGGTAAGGCAGTTCTACCAGGGCGCCCTGGGCATACTTCGCTTCGTCCGGGTTGAACATGCCTGTGCGGATGCTGACCCTGATCTTTTTGCACAGTGAGCCCTGGGCCCGAAGCTTTTCCGAGGCGCGCATCATGTAGGTGGCCACTGCCTCCTTGATTGGCTCGATTTCCGTCAGCCGCTTACCGAACATGCGACTGCAGCAAATTTCCTGTTTCGGCGGATCCGGCTCATCCAGTTCCAGGCAAGGCGTGCCGGCCAACTCCCGGGCTGTCTTCTCAATGACGATACTGAATTTCTGCCTCAACATCGCCGGATCGGCGTTGGCCAGGTCCATGGCGGTCTTGATCTTCATTCCTTCCAGGCGGGCATTCATACGCCGGCCAATACCCCACACCTCGCTGACATCAGTGTTGCGCAGCACCCAAGCCCTTTTGAACTCGTCGCAGATATCAACGACACCGCCAGTTTGTCCCTGAAGGCGCTTCGCGGTGTGGTTCGCCAGTTTGGCCAGGGTCTTTGTTGGTGCGATCCCCACACCTACTGGAATACCCGTGCGTTTGAAGATGGTGCTGCGGATCTGGCGCCCGAACTGGGTAAGGTCGCCCGGAATGCCCGACAGGTCGGCGAATGATTCGTCGATCGAGTAGACCTCTGCGGCCGGCACCATTGATTCAATGATACTCATGACGCGCTCGCTCATATCGCCATAGAGCGCGTAATTGCTGCTGAACGGGACAATTCCCAGGCGTTTCAGATCGTTCTTAATCTGAAAATACGGTGCGCCCATCTTCACATAGGGCTTCGCATCGTAGCTGCGGGCAATGACGCAGCCGTCGTTGTTGCTCAGTACCACAATCGGCGTCTTCGCAAGGTCCGGGCGGAACACGCGCTCACAGCTTGCGTAGAAGCTGTTGCAGTCGATCAGCGCGAAAACCTGATCAGGCTTTGTCATGGGCGCGCACGCTGTATCGAACCACACCCCACACCAGCAGATCAT